GTTGAAGTTTCTGACCAGGTCAAGTTCATCGAGGACGCATTGACATTTAAGGCAACTGAGCGCTATGCGTTCAACTGCTTCGACGTCGGAAACGTCACCGCGACCGTGGCCGATCAGGTTCCTGGTTCCATCATCGTTCTCCAGGCAGCAGCTTCGTAGGCTGTCTGACTTCGTAGTCAAGGGGAGCGGGGATGCATACCCGTTCCTCTTTTTCTTTTTAGGATGTAAACCATGCCATACACTCGAACTCAAGCACTGGACCGTCTCGCGTGGATGGTCGCATCCGATCAGTATCCATTCCTCGACTCGACTGCTCTACAGCAGCTCGTCGATGACCACGCACGATGGGGTCTCTGGACAGCATCGACAGCCTTCGTTGTTGGTGACATCATCATCCCGACGATCGCGAATGGGAGACTCTACCAGTGCGTCATCGCAGGCACCTCGAGCGCCACTGAACCACAGTTTCCGCAGTGGACCAAGACACTTGGCTACAGCATCAATGATGGAAGTGGTGACCTCCTGTGGCAGGACATCGGTCCAGCTAACGTCGAGCGCTACGACATCCGGTCAGCTGCGCGACAGGGATGGATCCGCAAAGCGTCGAGCATCACGCATCTCATCGATGTCAAGGATGGTCAAGTCGATGCGAAGATGGCTGTGCTCCGTGAGCATTGTCTCGACCAGGCTAAGCGGTTCTCACCGATGGTGTTTGTATGATCCCGGCAGCCTACAGTCACGCGCTCAAGAACGCGATCCAGGCGTATTCGTATGCCGACCGTGTCGCGATCTGGCGAACAGTCAATCAGTCTGACGGCATCGGTGGCATCAGCCAGCACTGGATACAGGTCGCTGAGATTCGCGCCACCATCAGCAACACGGGCGACACTGAAGGCATTGTCGGTGGCATGATTGAGCAGTCTGGTACATGGACGCTCACGTGCTCACCAGACATCGAAGTACGTGCAGATGACCGAATATATGTGTATGGGAATCCGCAGGCGTTGTCGCCATACTACGAGTGCATCGGGTCAGACTATGGTCACACGGACGCTGTCAGTCAGACCATTGCGCTTCGCGCCAGGACAAACGGTTAACCCACTGCGTGATGCGAGAATGATGTCCGTGCCACCATCATATGGTTAGAGAGTTGAGGGGTGTGTGTATGAGTCCTGAGATGTGGGTGCAAATTGGCATTCAAGCGTTTATCACGACAGTGTCTATTGGTGCTGCATGGGTGGCATTACAGGTCCGGTTGACGCGCCTGGAGACTCAGGTAGCACACATTATCAACACCTTGGACGGGCAACAGCAGGAAGTCAGACGCATCGAGCAACGACTCGGTAAACTCGAAAACAAGGTCAGCGCGCTGGAGGCGATAATACAAAGATGAACTCAATAAGTATCGGTCGGCTGGTCGTAGTTGTCCTGATCGCCTTCGTGGCGTCCTTCAGCACCGTCTTTGGCGATGGCATCAGAACATCCGAAGCCAAGGACATAGCAGAGCTCGAAGCAGTGATGGCGGTGTACGGCGGCAAGGCTGTCGCGGCTGGGCTGACTGCTGCGATGTCTGCGGCGCTTGCGTTCCTCACGATGCCGTTCAAGGGTACGGGAATCAATGCGCTGAAGGTGGGCAAATGAATCTGCAAAACTATCGGCTTGAGCCTAATCCAAACGTGGCAGGTGACTGGATTGTCTTTGGTGATATCTACGACAATGAAGGCAACCTGCTTGGCACGTTCGGGCCTGATGGCACTTCTATCTTTACGTGGTGGGTCACTCAGGATGTTGCATTTCAGCAACAGTACAGTAATCAATTTGCGGTGATTATGGCGCAAGAAATTGTTACAGGGACGGCTGAATAATGGCTATTTATTACGTCAGACCAGATGGTAACAACAGCAACACTGGTTTAGGCTCGACTACTGGACTCGCTTGGGCAACCATCGCGAAGGTTTTTAGCGCATCCGGTATGGCTAGCGGTGACACTGTTTACATCGCTCCGGGTCATTACAACGAAAATATTACAACGTCTACGCTTACACCTACCGTCGCAACGTTCATTATTGGTGACCCAACAGCCGCACAGTTTGCTGGTGTAACAGCAGGAGTTGTTAAACTATCTTCATTCAGTGCTGCTGGTAATGCTGCTCCGTCTTTGACAAACTCGCTTATTACCCTAAATAGTAAAAATCATTTTAAGTTCTCAAACCTTTATTTTGAATCGGGGACTCCTGGAACTACGATAAGTTGTACGAACGGACATTCTTGGTCATACACAAATTGTGTATTTGATATGTGTATGACATCGGGCACATTTGCTGCATCTACACCGACAAGTACAGCAGGTAATTTTACATTTAGTAAATGTATATTCTTTAATCGTAATGGAGGTAGAACAATCGGAATTACGGGACAAAACGTAGCAGATACAACGTCAATCAGTGATTGTTTATTTTTAGGTTCTGGTGCATCTGAATGTATCGTAAGTTTTAACTGTCAAATGACAATTACGAACTGTACATTTTTCGGTGTCAATGTTGGAGTGCAAACGCAAACCGGTAATGTGCTTTTCCCAAGTTATGTATCAAACTGCCTATTTGCTGGCAATGCTATTGCTCTTTTGAATGGTTCAAGCACACTTGTGTACATGACCGAAAACTACAATCGAATCCTAGGCAATGCATCTATACTGAACATGGGAACACTTGGTGCAAACAGTACAACGGCTGGCGCATACCGTATATCTTTGGGATACGAAAAGATGCACGGCTTGACGGCGACCGATTTCTTTGCACCGATTGCAAGTTCACCAAACCAAGCATTTGGAACAGCAACCGGCGCACCTGCAACCGACCTCTATGGAACAACGTGGGTTGGTGTAACACCAGATTCAGGTGCTTTGACCTTTAAGGCTAACATTGGTGCTTACACTCCAACCGAGCGCAACGCTGGTGTCATAACCATTGCACCGGGGAGCACTTCCCAAAGCATCGAGCTATACCTTGGTACTACAGGCCTTACAGCCTCCACCTCTGGTCTATCAGCCCGCTACAACCGCACACGCACAGCAAGCGTAGACATCCCACTGGTAGCCCGTACAATCGCTCAGGCGTGGACTTCAGGCGGCTTTGCTGAGGTTGACGCTACCAACATGCCGGGCGTGTATCGCATCGACATTCCTGATGCTGCTTTGGCTGCAGGTGCTGATGATGTGACTATTGTGGTGCGTGGTGCAAGCGGTACTAACGGCGCAGTCATGACGGTCAAACTGTCTAGTGGTGGCTTGACGGAAGCACAGACTGCAACGGCTGTCTGGGATCCTGCGTACACGTCATACACTGCTGCAAACTCTATGGGAGCGCGTGTCCTAAAGACTGTAGTGGACAATAGACTGGTCAATGTTGGAACTGGTCAACACATCGAGGCAAATATCCACGCTGTTGTCGACAGCACAGCAGCTGCATCCGAGCTAAATGGTGCGCTCCTGCACAACGGGACAGACTACATATCCGCTGATCTGCTCACGCCTGTGTCAGCTGCGACGAGCGTTCACATCGGACCTTATCAACTCCTGGCTGATGGCTTAGGCGCTGATCAGCCGCTCGATGTCAATGTCGGCACAGCAACGTCCATCGATGTTCAGGTCACAGATGCCAACGGCACTGGCATTGACATCACTGGTGCGACAGTCAGCGCGAAGGTATACAACTCTGGTGGAACGCTGGTCGCGACGTATGCCGGCACTGCGACGTATGCGGACAATGGCAGACTGAGCTTTGGTCTGACGACTACAGTGACCGCGACGTCAGGCACGTACACGGTGACGGTGACCAGAACAACAGGTGCAACGGATACGCAGATCTTCGGACCGCTACGACTTTATGTGAGGCCAGTATGAGTGTAAATATTTTACAGATCACCGAAGATCCGGAACAGGTCACGCAGATCGCGGCATGGACCGGAGACTGGCACACGTACGTGGTGCGCTTGGTTGACGACAACGGCTCGCCCATTGACATCACTACAGGCACTTTGTCAGCGACGTACACCAACGCCGCGACAGGCGTCGCGTATTCCTTCGGTGGAGGAAGTGTGACTCTCACAAAGTCACTGTCGTCACAGGGTATCGTCACGATACTCAACCCCGCTGCATACCCGACAGCAGCCGCGATCCGTCTGACATTGTCGCTCACTGTGTCGACCACGGTGCGCCGTTTTGGTCCACTGCTCATCGAGGTACTTGCACCGTGACCGTCAAGGTCGACCTGTCTGGCTTCGACAACGCAGAGCAGCGTTTTCGCATGCTATCTGTATTTCTCGAGAAGGCTGTGAAGGCTTCGTACACGGGAATGATTGCACTGATGACAGGCGCAAAGTCTGGTCGCACCTATAAGATCGGCAAGCGGTCATATCAAGCATCCGCGCCAGGACAAGCACCAGCGGTGCGAACTGGATTCCTCCGAACATCGATCACAATCGGCAAGGTCACCGACTACGAGTACATCATCAGCATCGCGGCGCCTTATGGCAAGATACTCGAGTTCAAGAAGAATCGTCCGTTCGCGATTCCTGCCAGCACGAAGGCATGGACAGTGTTCCAGAGTGTAGTGGGGAAGTACTTCAATGGTTGAATCACTAGTCGTCGACGAGTGGATTTACGACACGCTCACAGCTGACGCAACGCTCCAGGGACTGCTCGCGGTAGACAATCGAGCGCCTTCGTATCAGCAGGGTATATATTTGTACTACGCTCCAGAGAAGGATCCGATCAGTCTTCGGCAGCCACAGGTGCCATACATCGTGGTGCGTCACACAGACGCTGGTCAGACAGACACGACATCGGTATGTGGTGGCCGCATAGTGACCACGTCAAGCCATCAGGTGTGGTGTTGGGACACGCAGTCTGGTGCTGTCTCGATGGCACGTATCAAGGGCATTGTGGACAGGATAGACACGTTATTGAACAAACAAAGCGTAGACACAACCACTCCTGTCTTTTTCCTAAATCGCGCGAGCGTCAGCTCATCGATAGACGTGTCCCAGGATGGACGCGTCGACAATGGCATAGTGCAACTGTACACAGCCACAATAACACCATAGAGGTAACTATCAGATGGCCCGTCCACTACTCGCAAAAG